ACGACTAGCAATCGCCATTTAATCAACCAGTTTTAACCCGCAACAATCCCGCACTTTTGCGGGTTTTTTACTTTCAGAGAGAGACAAAGATGAAATCTATCCAAGCATTACGCGAAGAACATAATGTGTACGCCAAGCGTGTACGTGAGTTAATGGAAAACAGCCAAAAAGAAGGCGCAACATGGACGCCTGAAAATCAGGCCGCCTATGATGCGGACATGGCGAAAATCGACACGGTGACAGCTGAAATCAAGCGCACTGAGCAAGTTTTAGCAACATTGAAAGATGAAAACTTGACAGCGCAAATTGAAAAAGCCACTCACAAGCCTGCCAACAAAGCGCGTCAGTTATTTGCCAAATGGCTGCGCGGCGGTGACAGCGCATTAACGGCTCAAGAATGGGCGGATGTGCGTAATACCATGTCAACAACCACTGGCAGTCAAGGCGGCTACACGGTTCAATCTGATGTTGCCAGCGTGTTATTCGATGCGCTCAAGGGTTACGGTGGTGTGCGCTCGGTTGCTACCATCCTTCAGACGGATATGGGTAATTCTTTATCGTTCCCTACTTCCGACGGCACAGCAGAAACAGGCGAGTTAATTGCTCAGAACACCACAGCGACCGCAGCAGACCCGACATTCGGTACAGTTGCGTTAGATGTGTACAAGTTTAGTTCTAAAATTATCGCCATCCCGTTTGAATTGCTTCAAGACAGCAACATCGACATTGAAGCCTTTGTAAATACTCGTATTGCTGACCGTTTAGGCCGCATTACGAATACTTACTTCACAACTGGCTCAGGCTCTAGTCAGCCGCGTGGTGTTGTAACGGCAGCAGGCGCAGGCAAAACAGGTGCAAGCGGCCAAACAACCACTGTTATTTATGATGATTTAATCGACCTTATTTATTCTGTTGATTACGCCTACCGCGCATTGGGTCGTTGCAAGTTTATGATGAACGATGCAAGCGTGGCGATTATCCGCAAAATCAAAGACACCACAGGCCGTCCATTGTTCATGCCTGATGACACAGGTTTGGCTGATGCGCCAGTTGGCACAATCATGGGCTACCCTGTTGTGATTAACAACGACATCGCAGTCATGGCCGCTTCTGCAAAATCCATTCTGTTCGGTGACTTCTCGTTCTACCACATCCGCGATGTGATGAATGCTGAGTTATTCCGCTTTACTGACTCTGCTTATGCAAAACTCGGTCAGGTTGCCTACCTTGCGTGGATGCGTTCGGGTGGCAACTTGTTGGATGTTGGTGGTTCGATTAAATACTACATCAACGCGGCTTCTTAATAGCAAAACAGGGCAAGGAAGCCCTTTTTTATTGGGTGAATTATGGCGAAAACAGCACCAAAACAGGATAAAACCACGGTCAAATCCGCAGTTTTATACACTTGCACAGCACCAAACGGCGACCGTTTAATTGTCGGTACGGTTGTAGAGTTGAGTGTTTCAGATTACGAAACCCTAAATAAAATGGGTTATGTCAACGATAGCATCGAACAAATCGCATACTTTGAGTCTAACTAAATGAAAACGACGATTATTACCCCATCGACAGTGTTGGCTGTTTCGGTTGCTGAGGTGAAAAACTATTGTCGTTTAGATTTGGATAGCTCGGACGAAGATACATTGATAGAGATGCTGATACAGGCATCAATGGCGCGATGCGTACAGGAAACAGGCCGCGCATTATTAACAACTACTTATAAATTGACCGCAGATTTAACAGTGTCAGGCGCAGAAAATTACCCGCCTTTATCGACTTACACTCAATCAACTAGCAATAAATTAAAACTATCTTATCCAAACTTTTTATCATTAACCTCTGTTGTTGCTACCAATGCAGCAGGCACGAACACCACACTGTCAGCGTCAGACTATAAACTTAATCATACTTGTGTATTTTCAACCATCCAAATCTTGAGCGCGGGTGATGCTGAGTCAGTAGCAATCACATATACCGCAGGCTATGGCGCAACAGCCGCAGATATTCCGACAGCCATCAAGCAATGGATTTTGCTAGACGTGTCAACGCTCTATGAAAACAGAGAAGCGGTGACAACTGGCTCGATGTCAAGCATTCCATATCCGTTTGTTGGCGGCCTTCTTGACGCTTATCGAGTGCAATACTGATGAAAGCGGGAAGTCTACGGCACAAGATAACCATTCAAGAAAACGCAGCCTTAAACGATGCGGCAGGCTCTCAGAAACCTGTATGGCAAGACGTTTGCACAGTTCAAGCAGCAATCAAGCCATTGTCAGGCCGTGAATTAATCGTGAGTCAGGCTGAAAATTCAGAAATAAGCGTCCGTATTGTCATTCGTTATCGCGCAGGCATTACCGCATCAATGCGTATTGTTTACCAAAACACGATTTACGCAATTGTTGCGCCTCCGATTAACACAGACATGAGAAATACAGAGCTACAAATCATGTGTGCCGCAGGTTTAAACAAGGGATAAATCATGGCCGAGAACAGCGTGAGCGTTGAAATTCGCGGCCTTAAAGAATTAGAGACAGCTTTACTTGAATTAGGCAATGCCGCAGCAGGAAAGGCGTTATTTGCGTCTCTCATGGCGGCAGGTATGCCGATACAGAAAACGGCGCAGTCATTAGCCCCAATATCAGCAGAACCGCACTACCGATACACGAAGGGAAGAGGAAAAAAACTCGTCCCATCAGGAACGCTCAGAAAAAACATAGGCAGAAAAAGATTAAGGTCAGGCCGTGGCGAGACTGGTGCAGAAATCGCTATTTCGTGGCGTGGTAATGCATTTTATGGTCGTTTTGTAGAGTTTGGCACGTCAAAGATGGCGGCTAAACCATTTCTAAGGCCTGCATTTGATGCAAGAAAAGACGAAGCACTAACCATTTTTAAAGAAAAACTAGCCGCAAATATTGAAAAACAGCGTCAAATTATCGCAGCACGAACCGCAGGAAATAACCCATGACGACAGCAAACGTAGCAGTTTTAGGCGCACTAAAACCGCTAGTAAAGAGTTGCGTCTGGCCGATGGTGCGTCCTGCAGGACAGACTGGATTGCCTTACATCGTCTATACGCCTATCTCAACAAACCCATTGGTGGTGATCGGCGGATGGGCTGGCCATAAGCAGATCAGAATGCAGATTGATGTTTATGCCGACACGCTGACAGAAGCCGAAGAACTCAGCAACGATTTAATTCCCGTACTCGAAGCACTAACCACCATATCCGCCGAAGTGGTGGATGGTGGCACAAGCAGCTTTGAGCAAGACACCCGCCTTTTTAGACAAACCACAGAATTTAATATCTGGGAGCAAACGCTATGACCGCAACAACGATGAACACCAAAGGCACTATCATTAAAATTGGTGATGGTGCAACACCAACCGAAGCATTTACCACTATTGGCCAAATTACCGACTGGGACGGCTTCGACGAAAGCGCAAAATCCATTGACATCACCGTGATTACCGACGATTACGCAATGAAGGCAGGCGGCGGCGTAATTGATAGCGGCTCAGTGTCGTTAGACATTCTTTACGACCCTGCCAATGCTACGTTTACCAGTGTACAAGCCGCATTAAATACCACGGTTAATTTCAAAATCATCTTAGCCAACACCACTACACAATTCGCTTTTGCTGCGGTTGTCACTGGCATCAAAAAGATGGCTAAAAAAGGCGACAAATTACGCGCTAACGTCAAGCTCGACATTAGTGGCCAAATCGTTAAATCTACTATTACCCCGTAAGGTTTAATCATGCTAAATCGTGATGCTATTTTGGCTCTGCCGTTTAAATCGGAAGTAGTTGCAACTCCGATGGGAGATGTTCGCGTACGTGTCATTAGTGGCGCGGCGCGTGAGTCTTACGAGGTGCTTGTAAGCGGAGAGCAACAAGGCCGCATTCGTGCGACTTGGGTGGCTTTAACCGCTTGCAATGATGACGGCTCGCGTATGTTTAGTGATAGCGACATCACAGCACTAGCTAACCTTGACGCGGCTTTTATCATCCCTGTTTTTGAGGCGGCAATGCGCTTAAACGGAATGGCAA